ATCGTAGCGGGCACGTAGTCCGGCACGCGGTCGAACTTGTCCCGTCCGAAGATTCGATCCAGCTCCTTCGTCGAGTCGAAGATGTCCCCCTGGTCGTAGATGCGCTCGACCCCGTCGGTGTCCTTCTGCGAGTGCGACCCCGCGATCAATCGGAACCTTGGCATTCGTCGTCTCCTCCGCTCGGAGTGTGTCAATCGCCCCGTCGTCAGTCAGCCGTCTCTCAGCTCACCGTACCGTGGAGAATTCCGGTGCGTCCGCTGTAGTCACTGCGGAGCTGCGGGACCATGATGCACATGACTTTGAAGTTCTGACGCATCCCGCCCTGGCTCGGCCACTGGACAGTGGTGATGCCCATGCCGTTGATGGCGCGGGCCACGTCGCCGGTCATCTGCACAAAGACCAGCGTGTACGTGCTGTCGAGGAAGTCCAGCCGGCGCACACCGCTGATGTCGGGAATCTTCATCAGCATCGTGCGCAGCGTCTCGGAGGGGTGGTTGCCGCCCGAGGTGCTGAAGGGGCTGTCCATGTACGGCGACCAGTCGATGCTGTGGTACAGCATGAAGGGACCGTAGAACCTTTGGGCGAACAGCTGGTTCAGGGCCACCAGCACCTCGGCGTAGGTCGTCGGGCCGTTGGTGGTCGTCGGCGTGGTGAAGTTCGTCTTCGTCAGCCTGTGCGGGAACGTTGTGTAGCCGTAGACCGACGAAGCTCCCATCGCCGAGCCGTGTCCGTCCGCGGGGGCTGCTGTGTCGTGGGCTGCGTAGCCCGACGTCTGAGCGCCGTAGGAGAACCCGGAGAAGCCCCCGGTGAGTCCGATCGTGGTCTTCTCAATCATCTCGGCCACGCGGCGTCCGGCGCACTCGGCCATCGTCGTATCGATCGGAGTGCTGTTCCGGCTGATGCGGATCCGGCGCTCCGAGAACCAGTAGTCGCTGTGCGTGATGGGCAGGGGCAGCGAGCGGAGGCGGAACAGCGGGCTGTCCGTCCGGCCGTCGGTGATCCCGTCCATGTCCACCACGGCCTCGCCAGGGTCGCTCATCACCTCGTATTCGAGGGTCGACCTCGACATCCCATCGAAACCCCCGAACGAGTTCGCCGCGGACAGATCGGCCCATGCTCGCAGGCGCTGCCTCGCGGAGAGGAGTACCGCGTTGTCCATCGCGATCCAGTCCTCCTTGCGGAGGCTGGTGGCGTTGGCCGTGAGCGTCTCGGGGGTGATGATTCCCCGATTGAGCAGGTCACGCACCAGCGCGCGCTGCCGGATCGGAACGCGCTGGCCCTTCTCCGTCGTCCAGCGGCCCTGATTCACCAGCAGGCAGGGGCGCTCGCGCTCGTCGAGGAAGGGGCGCTTCATGTACGGGTCCAGGTTGTAGTTCCTGAACTCGCCTTCGACCCCGCCGGAGTACACGTCCCCTCCGGTCTGATCCCGGTTCGGGATGAAGTTGTCGATGAAAGGCATCGTATTCTCCAGTGGCGCGAGGTCGAATCGATCTCGTTAGTGGTTCACACGGTCGTCGTCTGTCAGTACCCGGAGAACATCACCCAGTTGAGCGTGTCCCCAGCCAGCTGCGTCGCCGCTTCCAGCAGGACGAAGGGAGCCGACTGCGGAGACCCCGTGGTCGGGATCAGCTCGCCGGTCCCGTCGTCGACGATCATCTCGGTGCCTGCGGCGTAGGTCGTCCCCGAGCCTGTGCCCGAGGGATCCTGCACGATGCAGTTCAGCTCCTCGCCTGCGATCGGCGCGTACAGGAAAGCCCTGTCACCGGCTGCGTAGGCGTCGGTGGCCGTCTTCCCCTGCAGGACGTCGTGGCGCAGCACCCAGTAAGGTCCGAACGGCCTGTCGCCGTCCGCGCTGCGGTCGTACATTTTGAAGGTGAATCGCCCGCCCACGAGGGCCACGGTCGGGTCGATCTGCATGATCGTGCCGGGGTAGGGCGTCTGCCCCGAGGCGATCAGCCCTTCCATGAACGTCCCCTTCGGGTCCGCCGTCACGATGATCTCATTGCCCTTGGCTGCCACGGCATGTCTCCCCGGAGGAGGTTATGTTCGGTCGTTCGATGCGTTCTATCACTGAAGCCCACCCCGAGGCTCAGGACCGCGGAAGAGTGGGGACACCTCCGACGATCCCTCGCCTCGACGGGGCGGTCGTCACGCGCTCTTGACCCCGCGCTCCTTCGCCATCTCGCTCCAGTTGAGAGTCGGGATCTCCACGTCCTTGTCGTCGTACTTCGGCTCGCTGCGATTCCCCGTGGGAATGCTGGCCCCGGAGAAGTCGAACACGTGAGCCGGCTCGCGCGTCTGTGCGGGGAGCAGCTCCAGCATCTCCTCCAGCTCGGCGACGGTGTTCGTCATCAGCTTCTCACCGCGCTTCTGCCGGCGCTCGTCGTCTTCGATGTTGGCGACGAGCTTCTGGACGATGCCCAGCTTCTCACGGTTCTCGACGCGCTCGGCATAGGCCAGCCGGCGCTTGACCGACTCAGGAGCCGACTTCATCCACTCGGCCTCGGTCTTGTTCACGGTCGGCTCCTGTCGATTGAACGGGAACTTCTTCTTGCCCTTCCCCTTGCCCTTCTTCGGGGGCGGTTCCTCGTCGTCTTCCTCGTCCACCACCTCCTCATCGTCCGCGTTCTCCACGGCGACGAACGAGTCCTCCTCGGGGTCGAACTTGTACTCCACGTCGCCGTCCTTGAATCCCGACCGGGCGGCGTTCGCCACCAGTCCATCGGCCCTCGCCTTGTCGGCGTTGGCCTTCAGGCGCTTGATGTCCTCGTCGGAGAATGCTTCCTCGTTGGCGAGGACGTTCTCCTTGCCCTTCCAGCACTCGCAGTTGGATACGAGGTGCTTGATGGTCTGCTTGCGGTTCATGGTCGTCTCCGGGGAGGATGTATTGCGAGTCTTCGGTCCAAACCTCTGCACATGGGAGGAGACACTCGGTTCAAACCCTGTGATATGGCCTTCGTGGCTGTAATGCACCTTCCCGTGCTTGTCTGTTTCCGTGTACCCAGTCTTGGTCCGGCGAACATTCTTACCAGACTTTCGCGCGGTCTCTAGGCGCTCCTTGTGGCTGCTTCCACCCCCGCCCGAGTATTGATTCCCCCGAAACGGATGCCCCGGTTCGTCACCATTCACCAGCACTCCACATCCGTCTTTCAAGGAACACGCCCCTTTCTGGTCCGGCAGAATGGCGAGATGGTCCGGTCGGTAGTTCCTGGCGACGTGCGAGTAGGGCTTGCCCTTGGGGTCCGCCGAGCCGTTCTCGGCGCGTTCGTTGTCGGTGAACAGCCCGGTGCTCAGCTCGATCGGCTCGCCACGCTCAAGGGAGTTGAGTACGCGGGCATCCACCTTGCGCATCCGCTCGACGTCGAACCACCCCTCGGCCCGGAGCTTTCCGGTGTTCGAGATGTGGGGCTTACGGACGAAGCCGATCCCCTGCCGGTCGAGCACCCCGTCGCCGCTGGCCGACGCGGGCTTCCCGTCCTTCGTCTCGGGGTGGTACACCGTGAGGGGCACGTCGCCCCACTCCTGGTGGTTCCGCGCGATCTCGTCAGGGGGGTAGTACAAGGCCCCCTGCGAGCCGTTGAGCACGCCTGGGACGATCAGGGTCAGCGGGGCGACAAGGTACTGTCGGCCGTCGAGCGTGGCCCTACGGGCGTGTCCGCGGCCGATATTGGCCGTGATGTAGATGACGTTCTGGACCGGCTTGGAGTTGTCGGTCTTCGTCTGCGCATGCCGGACAGTGACGGAGTGAGGTCCGTACTTGTTGGCCTTGTGGGTCAGGGTTGCCGTGCGCCCATCAGAATGCTTGTACGAGGACTCAACGACCTTCTGTCCGCCGGAGTACGCAGCAGACCTGCCCATCTTCGTTCCGGCAACGTGCTTCGTCGATGACTCGTCTTTGACAAACCCAGCAGTCTCCAACTCCTTGCGAGCCTGCTTCAACATTGCCTTGGACGCGGTTGACTTGTCCTCGTCGGAAAACTCCCTGTGGACAAGGTTGCCAGCGGCCCACTCTCCGTGATCCGACCCAGCGCCGCTGCATCCCGGTCCCGTGTGTTGATTACAGCCCTCGGGATTGGAGTTGTCAGTCTTCGCCTTCCGGTAGCTCTCGCCCGTGGAAGTCTGACAGATGCGGATTGCGGAGACTTTGTCCTGTCCGCTTTGGGACATGACCTGCTCGACGCAGCGCTTCGTCTTTGGGTTATGTGCTGATGCTGGCATGACGGGGGCTAACTTACCCCGTGCTCTCGCATCGCGTATACCCCAGCTCGGGGCATTGTTACGCTATAGAACAGCGCGCTCAACCTCTATAGGAAGCGCGCTTCTTGACCGCTGCTCACTCGTGGGCACTACCGATCAGCCTGACATGCCGGTACTTCACGACGTGGCGCTGGCCGTACTTCCCGCCGTACTCGCAGATGATCGACTCGCCCTTCTGCTGGAGCTTCTTGCGGGCTGTCACCAAGACCCGCTGGAACGAGTTGCGCGCAGCGTCATCTGTGAAGCCCCCCATATCGAGGGCCTCGTACAGCTCCTTGCGCTCGTGCGCGAGTCCGTCGGCTAGGACCGTGATGATCGCAGCCTCGCTGGGAGTCCAGCCATTCAATCCGCTCATCAACTACCTTTCCTACTCTTTGAATTCGGATCGACCCCGCCTCCCGGTCCCGTAGGACAGAAGACGTTACCCAGCGGTACGGGGCGCTTCTTCGCGATCTTCGGGGGCGTCCATCGCGACTCCCCGCCTTCGAGATCCACCGACTTCTTCACCGCCCTGCGCACGCTCGATTCCGACTGCCCGCGCACGTCCTTCTTCGTCGCCGGACGGGGGAAGCACTTGCAGTTGGGATGGCGTGGGATGAGGCCCCGGATCTCCTTGATGGAGAACACCACCCCTTCGAGCGCCTTGCAGAGAGGGCACGGCGTCCCTGTCGTCGACCACTCAACGGCGACGGCCACTTCACTGACCCCCAAATCCTCCATCGCGTCGATGGCTCCCTCGGCAACGGCCCTTGTCACCTCGGTCTGCGCGATCAGACGGCTGCGTGCGATACCGATGCCGTCCACGTTCCTGCGGATGGCCTTGGCGATCTCGATGGGGGACTTCCCCTTCGCCAGACCGTCCGCGAGGCTCCGTGCGATGCTCTGGGCCGTAGCGTCCGTCACGCCCTTCAGCTCCCTACGCAGGCGCTGTGCGAGGAATCTGACGCGCTCCATGCTGACGGAGGCGTTAGCAGTCAGTCGGCCCCCGACCCTCCACTCCTTTTCCGATGGATTGTAGTAAATCTCGGATGCCGATGAGGATCGGGTGGAGACAAGCTCAGGAGTCACTGCATCTCGGACAGTCTCAGACCAGCCGCCCCCCATAAACACTGGGAACTTGCCTTTCCCCGCGAACGAAACGTCCTTCAGGATATCAAACGACGTGCGCGGATTGACGTCCCCATACTTGGCGACGATCTTCTGCATCTCGTGCCGAGAGACCCCGAACTTTGATCCCTCGTGAACCAACTCGGCAGCGGAGAGTTCGTCACGCGCAGCTCTTCGCGCAAGATCGAGCGCGTCTCTGTACGTCTCTGCGTTCTCCTTCGTGGTGAACGATACGAGATGCGACGAACTACCCCCGAGGACTTGGATCCCCAGCTCTGACGAGCTTCTGAACCCCTCTTGGCGGATCTTCTCGCCAGCGAACGTCGCGTGATACAGCGTCTCAGGGGGTTCAACGTAGTCCTTGTGACCCGGTAGCAGCCCGTGGGGGGTCTTCAGCGACTCCTGTCGGATTGACTCCTTGACCCCGGCCTCGTGAGCCTCGCGGGCCTTGCTCTCCTGCTCACGCTTCTTATCGGCGGCTTCGGAACTGGCCGGACGAATCTTCAATCCGTGACCCGGCTCGACCTGCTCCTGCTCGGCCAGCATCTTTCTGGCCTCGTCTTCTGGTCCGGTCCAAAGCAGATCCCCAGTGTTTGGATCGTAAATGTCAACACCCCCACCATCAGACCATCGTCCGTGGTCGTCCCTCGGCTGGTCGGGGTCAAAGTTGATGGCCAGCACGTTGCGAACCGTGCGTACCACCTGCCCCACGAACCTGCGCCTCTCGGGGCGGTCGAGCGACGTGTAGTCCTTCGGGGGATCGACGGCATCGAACGATCGGCCCGCGCCCCTGCGGTAGGCATCCTCGACGAAGCGCTCCCACCAAGGGCTACCGAGGACCGTCGCCTGGATCGTCTGGTCGAGCCACGACGTGAACTGCTCGATGAACTCGTGGTCCGCGACGTGGATGCGCGGGGCCGACAGCGCCCTCGTGATCTGCCCCTTGAGGACCACGAACCGGCTACGAGCCTCGGCCTCGAAACGACGGCGCAGGAGGCCCGTGCGCGTGGGGTCCGTCTGGCCTACGGACGTCACCCGTGCGGCGTTCAGGGCCATCGTGGGCCGTCTTAGCGTAGCCGTCCGGTCCTTCACCCTACCTCCCCCCGCGGTACTTATACGCGGTCTTGTAGCGGTCACCGTACATCCCCGTGTGCTCCGTGTCGTCCAGCGTGCGCTCCCTGTCGCGGGCGTCGTTCTCGGCCCTGATGATGGCGCACCCCTCGGCGATCTGCTCGGGCGTGGGAATGTACGCCGCCTTGCCTTCGTCGAGGCACTCCCGGCACAAGCGCCGGTATCTTCCCATCGTGATCGGTGTGCCGCAGTGCCAGCACTTGCGTGTCTTCTTCGGTTGACCGTTCATGGTCAGTTCTCCTCGTCGTCCTCGTCATCCTCATCGTAGTCATCGTCGTCGAACATGTCTTCGTCGTCATCGTCCTCATCGTCGTCGAAGTCGTCGCCGTCAGGTGGATCGACGTTGGCGACACCCCTGCGCGCGGCCTCGTCCAGCTCCTCCTTGCGTCCCTCTGACGCCGACTGGTCAGCCCAGTATTTGGGCGTGAGCCACCGTGGATCCAGCTCCGGTTCAAGGCGCTCGATCGTGACCTCGTCGCTCGGGCGCTTGTTCTTCTTACTCACTTGTCACCTCGATTCACCAGCGTCTCGGTCACCCGATCCGGGTACGCTCGAATCTTCTCGATGGTCTTCTCGGCCACATCCCTGCGCACGACGAAGTACGTCTTCGACATAGTGTTCTTCCCCTTCACCGACACCGCCACGTAGTCGGGATTGACCTTGCTCACGGACCTCACGAGGTGATCATACAGACGATGGCGTGACGGCTCCCTCGCGGAGAAGTACATAAGCTGCGGGGCGTCATGGTTCGCCAGCGCTGTGATCGCCGCGGATGAGGTACGAAACACCTCGGCAGCGGTCCTCGCCCCGGCCTTGCCCGTGATCGCAGTGCTACCGCCCTGATCCTCGAAGGTCACCTCGACTCCCTTCAGCTTGTAGACCCTGGCATCAATCGCGTGCATGACGAACTTCGACCCGTCCTGGGTCTTGAAGGCCATCGTCTGCTCGTCCTCCGTCTCAGCTCCGCGGACCCAAACCCGATCCCTCAGAGAGCTACCCTCCTCGAATCCGACCTCGTCCACACGCCTCTGCACCTCAGTCACAGCCGATGCCTTGTCATGCACCTGCGCCGCTGCCGATCGTCCCATGCCTCCGCCCGCGGTCCACTTGCCATCGTCGTCACGCTGCTGGCTGGGGTCGAAGTTCGTTTCCAGCACCCGACGGTTCTTCACCGGCGCCTTCGGCGGAAACGTCTTGGGCGGTCCCTTGCCGATCGTCGCCCCCGTCTCGGGGTGAATCAGCGCCTGGCCCTCACCGACCTTCATGGGCAGCGCAGGCGCGGCCGGAGGCTCAGGAGGCTCGGGCAGTCCGTCGGCGATGATGTTGTCGGCCTGCTCCTCGGTGAGCTTGAAGAACAGCATCAGGAGTTGCTTCAGCTGCTCCTCGCTGATGGCCAGATCCTTCGCGGCCGTGAACATGGCGATCGCGCCGGTCATCCCGCCGACAAGACCAAGAAGAGGCGAGTCGCTGCGATCCTCCTCGTCAGCGGTCTCGGCCTTGGTATCGACCATCGCCTGGGCTTCCTCTTCCGAGTAGCCCAGCAGGCGAGTGAAGAAGTCCATCGGCTCGACCACGCTGTCTCCGGCGTGCTCGGCGTAGGTCGTGATCGCCTGCGTGCGCTGGAGGCCCACCGCAGCCTTCTCCGTATCGGAGAGGGAGTAGATGTTGGGCCATTCGACGCAGTAGCCATCCGAGGGTTCGGGGAGCACGCCCACCTCGATCAGACGATCGACGAAGGGCACGATCACCCGAGGCGTGAGATAGCCGTTCTGCCTGTCGGTCACGCGCCCCTTCCATGCGCGTTCGTCCTGCGACGAGGCCAGCTCCCCACGCTCACTCCCGACGAAGATACGCTTGGGGCATGACAGCTTGATGCAGATGCTGTCGATCTGCACTTCGATCTGTGGCGTGGGATCGACGACCGTGGGGGCCAGCATGTTCATATGCATGCCAGTCGAGGCCATCGTCCTCTGCAGGCCGTTCCAGAATTGCTCCTGCGCGTCCTTGAGCTTGTCGATGTCGATGCTGACGTCGCCACCCAGCTGGGGGTGCGTCTCGGCGCTCAGTCCGGGGAACGCCCCCTTGTAATACATCTCGCCCGACGATCCGCGCACCTTGCGGATGTCGAGCAGGGGGTTCAGCACCGGCCTGCAGCGAGGCACACCGAACGACTCCGACGACGCCAGGTTGTCGGCAATATGGATCACCCGCGTCCAGTGAACCGTCTTCGTGACGTTCTCGGGGCTGCCCAATCCCGATGC